GATCGCCCGCGCGGCGGCGAGGAGGGCGGCGCGGGCCATCTCGCGAAACTCATTAATCCGCCACAGCCCTTGATGGCCTTGCGCCACCAGTTCGCCCCAAGAAGGCCAGTTGTCCGGGTGCGTCTGCCTACTGACAAACACGCCATATGCGGCCGAGGCGCCCGCCTCCACTATCGCGTCCGTGATGTGGTCACTCGGCATCGGGGGCCTCCTTGGCGGCGAGGGAGCGGATGGCGGCGGCGCGAGCGCGAAAACGGTCTTCCAGGTCATTCGCCAAATGCCAGCGGCCCTCTTGGTGATGCTGCTCTGACGTGTGGCCATCCAAATCGGCGTGCTTTTTTTGGTGGTCGGCGCGGTGGCGCTCGGTCTCGCATTCGTCGGCGCAACGCTCTGCCTCGCTCGCTTGCCCCTCCGCGAAGCCCTCACGCCGGGCGCGGTCGAGCAGGGGGAGCAGGGCGGCCACGGCGGGTTTGTGCCAGAACACCGGATCAGCCGCGCCTTGGGTCCAACCGGCATTCAGCGCCTGATTGATCTCAAGTTCCGTCACGCCCAGAGGCGGCGCATCCAGCGCGGCGCGGAGGGCGGCGAATGCGTTGTCCGTGACAACGGTTCCCCACGGTCCGTTTTCTTCTTCATACGCATCAATTATGGCCAGCAGCGCCTCAGCGGCCTGTCGCACGGGGTCAGTCATGGGCGGGCTCCTTCATATTCCACAGTAGGCGTCGCACGCTTCACCTCCTTCGATCATCGTCTCATCGGGCAGCAGCATCGGCGTCGCGGCGGCGATGCGTGCCAGTTCGGCATATGGCTCGCGGTCCTTGCGGAACCGCCGCCCGCGCCCCGAAGTCCCGCGCGGTACGGCCTCCATGTCAGCCCACCATTGCATCCGCTCTGGGTGGTCGCGCAGCATCCGCATCATCGCTGCGCGAGACTTGAGGAAACAGCCGTCGCAGTTGCCCTCCCACTTTCCCGTAAGGCGCAGATCGAAGGGTTGCGCGCGCCAGAACGCCATCACGTCGGCATTTGTCACGCCCGCATCGGCCAACGGCATTGCCACCGTCCACCGCTCCCGGCGCTTGGCCTGCCGCACGCGATCAACCCGGTTCATTTCATCGGCACGCAGTCCGACGACGTTGGTCCATCGTTCCCAACCCAGGGACACGCGGACCCATCGCTTCATCGTTCGGATTTTCAGTTCCTGAGTGCAGGACCGTTGCACCGGGTTGGGCAGCGCCGATTGAGCCGACAACAGCACCTCGAATGGCTCCCCGCTGCGGGCGGCGCTGTTGTGGTTCACCGCCTGAAAGCCGTCAGTCCTGCGCCCGGTAAATTCCAGCCACACGACATTGATACCCCAAGCCGCCGAACAATCGCGCACGAAATCCAGCGTCGCCGGCATTTCCCGGCCCGTGTTGGCGAATACCGGGATCACGTCATCGGGCAGCGTGCCGCCGTGCGCTTGAATGATCCGGTGGAGCATGTATGCCCTCGTCCTTCCGCCGGAGAAGCTGATGATGGCTGGGCCGGTGATACGGAACGGGTCGCTCAAGCGCTGGGCTCCTTCGCAAGCGCGGCGGTGAGGCGGTCGCGGGCGGCGCAAAACCGCTGATATCGCTCGTGGTAGTCCGGCATCCCGCAGACCACGGCGCGGTCATATGCCGAGTTCGTTGCCCGCTCCTCCCGCGCAGCCGCCTCGATCTCCCGGAGCCGCGCGAGTTCGGCGGGCGATGTTGGTGGACGATCAATCGGGGCGAGGTAGGTCCATTTGCCGCGCACCTCTGGCAGCAAGCCACCGCTGCCGCCGACACCGAGGCAAATCCAGTAGCCCGACCGCCATCGCATCGGCTCCGCGTGTTCCCACAAGCCCGTCGGCGAGCAGTAGTGATCCGACCCATCATCCGCCCCGTCCGGCGGTACGCAGCGGGCGTCAGTCATGGCGGGCGTCCAGGGCTGCGCGGGCGATCTGCACGCATGCCGCGTGACGGTCGCCCGAGTTCCACCCGTCTCGGTAAGTGTCTTTGATCTTTTCCAACGCCTCCCTCAGCCGCGCGTTCTCGGCCTCAAGTGCGGCGATGCGGGCGGCTGCCGGGCTGTCGGTCACATACGCGGCCTCGGCAGCTCGCTTCGCGTATTCTGCGACGCTGCCAAGTTTCGGCGTTACGATCTTGGGCATCATCCCTCTCCCGGCTTGGGTGCGGCGGTCAGTCCTGCCGATAGCATTCGCAACTCCAACGCCTCCCGCATCCCCGCCACCTGCGCCCGTAGCGCGGCGATCTCCACGGCGCGCGGGTCGGCGGAGAGGTAGGCGAGGAGGGCGGCCGAGACGATCTCGGGCAGGTCATCCGTCTTGGCGCGCGTGCATCGGCATAGCGGGTAATCGCAGGGGCGTGGCGCCTCGCTGAATTGCTGGTCACACGCCGCCCGCACGGCAGCCGCGAGCGCGGCGGGGTCGAGATCAGGCATTGCGCCAGTTCCTTTCAAGCGACCGTTGCGCGTCTGAGCCAAGACGCTGCTGCCGGTAGTCATGACCCGGCATCGACTGCTCTAAGCTCAGCGACGCGCGGTAATCGCAAGCCTCGGAGCAAACGAAGCCGCCGTAGTAGTTGATCTTGGCTTCCTTGCTTGGGGCATGCGATCCCGGCGCGCGAGGGACGAAAGCCCGGCCGCCGTAGCAGTAGGCGTCACCGTCCAGTTCTCGGCCGCAGTCTCGGCATGTCGCTCGCTCTCGCGCGGCGCGGTCGATGGGGGTCATGGGGTGCTCCGCAAGCCGATATAGAGGGATGCTCCGAAAAGAGCGGCGGCGACGGCAGCAGTGATCCACTTCCCATTGCTGATGCTGTTCATAAGAAGAACCCACGATCCGCCGCCAACAAACGAGTTGCTGTCCATCACCTCACCCCTCCCCCAGCGCGGCCCGGCAGCGGGACAGGGTGGAAGAAAGAGCCGTCAGCGCCCCTTCAACAGCCGTGAGATAGACAAACGACGGCACCTTCTCTCGGTTCTTCTGCATCTGCTCTACCCGCTCCATCGCCTCCACGGCATCACGAAGCGCGGCGTCCATGTCAGGGGCGCGGGAAACCAAATCGGCGACTTCAGTAGAGTTGCGCTCAATCCACGGCCGAACGCGGTGCTTTGCCTCGCTCATGTCTGCTCCTCCAATGCGATCAGGCTGTCAGTGGCGTCATCGAGAGCGTATCCAGCGTCCTCAAGCGCTTGCCGGGCTTTGTGCCCCGATGATGGCGGCACAGTGTCGGGATAGACCGGATCAGCGCAAGATTGCAGTGCAGCAATACGCCACGCCTTCGCCGCCTCCACCACCGCGTCGCGTGCGGCGGCAATCTTGTGAATGCGATCTTCGGCTGCCCATCTCCGATCACGTTCTGCGCGCTCAATTCTCACGCGGGCAGCCGCCGCCTTGACTGCGTCGGACATCACCCCACCTCCTCGCGGCGATCGCGGACGCGGATGTACGCGATGTCGGCATGTTCCTGGCAGTAGGGACATCCGGTGCGGGCCGGAGCGTCGCAGAAGCGAAAGCTCTTGGCGCCGGGCTCGCCGATCGGCCACGCGCACTTCTTGGGAGCCGCCAACGGAACCGGCGCCGGCGCACTTTTGGGCATGTCGGCGCCGGTCGCCATCGACCATTTGCCCGTGCGCCGCGGCGCCGGCGGCCGCTTGGGGGGAACCCCTCGCTTGATCGGCGACGGCCGGCTGGGCAAATTCAGCCGATGCACCTTGCCGGTCACCATGGATTTCGTGCGACCGAGCCGCGCGCCGATCTGTTCAGTCGACAGCGTCCCCTCGATCCAAAGCTGCCGCAGAAGGTCCAGCTCTTCGGCGGTCCAAGGAGTCTCGGAATGCGCCGGGCGCGCACCGCGGCTCATTGATCAGTACCCCCGGTCATCGTCTTCGACACCGGGGCGGTCACGCCACTCGGCCGCCAACCATCCCCATACCGCGGCCGTGCCGGCGCTGGAAAATGTCGCAACGCCGAAAAACCAGCCACCGAAAACGGTGTCGATGACAATCAGGGCAATAGTAGAAAATGCCGCCATCCACTTGACGACGCGAGCGACACCATAGTGCGGTTCATTTTTGATCGACGGGTACGTCATCGGTGTTCTCCGGAGTTGAGGTCTTCTTCAACCAGGGCCAGTGATCTTTGCACCACGCGATCGGGCGTGGGCCGAAATGCGTCGCCTTCTTCAATCCTTCGGGGAATGATCGAACAAAGGCCGGATCGGAACCTGGGGCCGCGGCGAAGAAGGGGGCGCCGCAGACGCAGCATCGCAAGGGCATGACGAAACCTCCGCGGCCACGGCGGCCGAAATCTCAACATCGTCGGCGGCCAACACCGTCACCAGGACGATGCCAACAACACACAAGCCGGCGACTCCGGTGGCGCCAGTCATCAGCGCAAAGATCGCCAAGATATACAAGGACGCCGACGCCATCAGGCAGTGCCGCTGATAAGCATTCATGGGGATACCGCCGAAAAAAGGACCAGAACGATCCACGCCAAAAAGCCAATGACCGAAAGCACAGGCCAGACGCGCCGCGGAGCCGGGCGCACAGGGCGTCCGGAGGCACGACGCGGGAATTGTTCACCCACCATGAAATCCCCCCAGGTCACGCGCCAGCCAGCCGTGCTGCCGCATTTTCGCGCCGAACAGGCGCATCAAGCGCTGCCACCGGACAGCCGCCGTCGCCTCCTTGTCGCGGCGCTCTTCGGGCGCCCGCTGCTTTTCGCCGAACACCCGCAGGATGTGCGCATCATCGACGTCCAGCTGACCGGAGCGGTACAGCTCTTCCAGAAGCGCCAGAAGGTCCTCACGCCGACAGCACCGACGCGGGGGACGAGGGCCGCCGCGATCGACCATTCGGAACGACGCCACCCACAACCACGCCTCTTCCGCAGAAGCGAAAAGGGGCTGGGTCTGCGGGTTCTGCATTGGCGGAACGTCCTTCCGGGGGGATGAGGCACAGTATGGCAAGCGAAGGGGCGTGACAACCCCTTCGTGCAATAAATTATCGACGCTCCGACGCGGCGACTGCGGCAGCAGCACCGTCCAGCCGGGCTTGCATCGACGCGATCAAGCGCTCCACATCGGCCTTGAACGCCTCGAAGGCGGCGGCGGTCTCGACAACAGCGGCACGCGCGGCAACCAGCTCCGCCGTCACCAGGACGGGCCCATAGGCGGCTTCGCGAATGTTGTGGACATGCACACGCGGACAAGCGGCCTCCTGGGCGATCCGCTCGTCGCTGTAGCCATCGGGGTATTCGCCCCGCTTGTCGTCGAAATGGGTGTCCAGGAGGGTCCGAATCAGCACGCGCTGGTCGTTGGTCAAGGGTCGGGGATCGGCCATCGGAGAAAGGTCCTTCTTCTTCTGCGGGCGCGCCGGCGCCGCCGCCACGCCACCGATCGGTCGAGCGCGCGCGCCGCGCCACCCTCGACGGCGGGGGAGGGGGCGCGATCCGGTCGGGAGCGGAGGGGGGGCGGTGCCGCGAGGGGGGGGCAAAAACGGGCGGGGACCTCTGCCAGTATAAGCCTTGACTCCCCCTCACCTAATTCTGTTTTTCCTGGATTTTCCTAAATTTTCCAGATTTCCGGGTTTTTTGTGGGTTTTTTGGGGTGAAGAATGGTGAATTTTGGTAAATTTCGGGAAATTTTTGGTGGATTTTTGGGGTTTTTCAGGTGGTTGTTGTGAAGAGTGGGTTGTCTTGAGTGATGCGGTTTTGGGCGATTTTGATGTATTCTGGGTTGAGTTCGATGAGTGTGGCGTGTCGATTGAGGCGATCTGCGACGAGTCCGGTTGTGCCGGCGCCTCCGAATGGGTCGAGGATTGTGTCGCCTGGGCGTGAGCCTGCCTTGATGCAGCGTTCGACGAGGTCTGGTGGCATGGTTGCGAAGTGGGCTCCGGAGAAGGGCTGGGTTGGGATGGTCCAGACGTTGCGGAGGTTGCGGGTTCCGCCGACGTTGCTCCATTGGTCGTCGGAGCCCCGCGCAGTTCCATCCGCGTTGACGAAGCTCTTTCTGGCGTCCCGCTTGAAGCCGTTGCCCGATGGGTGATCGGCTACTGCTGGTTCTTTGACCGCCTCGGCGTCGTAGAAATACCGCGCGCTTTTGGTGAGCAGGAACACGTGCTCGTGGGCTGAGGTGGGGCGGTCGGTGACGCTTTCTGGCATGGGGTTGGGTTTGCAGTTATGGGTGAGAACGCCGGAGGCTAAGGCAAACAGATGCGGCTCGTCGGCGACGGCGATGTCCCAAAACTGACGGGCGCGGCTGTTTCTGATTTCGACAATCTCGCCCCGGTCCTTTTCATTGCGATGGCCGGAGCGCGTCCATCGCCACTCCCCCTTGAACGCCGGCCGCTCTCCGCCTTGGTATTTCGCCGTGATAGGCTTTAGCGTCAGCGTTGCACCGAGACGCGCCGCCAATGTCCGCAGATCACGCTCCAGCGCGTAATTCCGTGCGAACCCAAGCCGGATGCGTCCGCCGTCCTCGTGCCCGTCTCCGGCCAGATAACCATCCGCGATTTTGCGCAGGACGGCGTTCGGGAACCGCCATGCCGGAGCCCGCAGGTGTTTTCCAGACGCCCCACTGCCGTCGATGAAATCTTCCAGAAAGGCGACGAGCAACCGTCCGTACAGCCGGAGCGAAAGAAGGTTGCCTGACAGTGTGTGCGTGCAGGTAGCTCCCAAGTCCGCCGCAGCCGCCGCGATTTCGGGTATCCATCTAGATTCGTCGGCGTGAAGCGCAAGCTGGATCGTATCGTCCGAGCGGCTTCCCTCGGCCAGATACAGACCCAGCAGCCAAGCTAGACGATCCGTGAGATAGTGAGGCCGCGCCGCGCCATCAGGCTCCGGCAAATGGCAGGAGAGAATCACGTCGCCGGGGCGAAGATCACGAGCTGCCACGTTGCCGCGCTGCGTGGGCCAAAGATGGCCGCCGGTGCAGCCGACGCGCTCACCCGATCGCAGCACGAGTTCCAACCGCTCGGTCGTATTGTTGGAGGCCCCCCACCCGATGACCCGGGTCCATTTCTCGCCGTTCCAAAGTTGAACGGTCTCTGGGCGCAACCGCACGAGGTCTTTAACCATCACCGGCATGTCGCCCTTCTGCGTGCGCGCATAGACCCACGCACCAGCAGAAAGACACCAGATGATGTCGGATCGGAGCCACCAGCCGTCCGCTTGGAGTGCGATGGCGACGCGGGCTGGGATCATGAGGAGGTCTTTGTCCTTAAATCCTTCCGGCGTTCTTCCAATCGCTCTATTAGCGTGCGAGCCGACGTTGCTCGCCGATTTGGCGCCGGGGGAACCTCCCCCAAAACCGCGAGCGTAACTGTCTCCTAGGTTAAGCCACAGCGTTCCGTCGTCGCGCAGCACGCGGCGGACTTGCCGGAAGACCTCCACCAGCTCGGTGATGTAGGCGTCTGGCGATGGCTCCAGGCCGATCTCCTTCGGCTTGTCCGCGTGACCATCTGGCAAATACGACCGAAGGCCAAAATAAGGAGGACTAGTAACACAACACTGAACGCTATCGCGTTCTAGCATCTGCAAAATTTTTCTGGCATCACCGCAGAGAATGCTAACAGTCATGCGATGAACTCCCGCGAAATGTTCTTTCGACTATGCACCCACCTGTGGCATGTTTGGCACAGAGTGACCGCATTCTCCTTGTCAAATCGGAGATCAATATTCCCGGCCCACGCTTTAATGTGATGGACATGCAAAGATTTCGGACCGTCTTTCGGCGCGGAACATCTCACACATTGATATCTATCGCGCGCCAGTATTGATCGCAGAAACCCCCGCCCGGCGCCTTGGACGTAGAGGCGCTGTCGTTCTGGAGAACTTCCGTCAACGTATCTTGGATTGGCTGCCCCTGTGCGCCCGTGCATTGGGTTGGCCTCCCCCGATATGCCCCAATGCTTGAGCGCCCTTGCCTCCGAAACCGTGCGACGAGGAATCTCATGCCGCTTCAACCAAAAAATGATCGCAGCGTCCGTGCATCCTGCTTGCGCCGCGATTTCGCCAGTTGACCTGCCTAGTTCAACATATTCGCGCAACAGCCAATCCCGCTCGCGGTGTGGCGCATGTGGGCGCCAGTGTTCCCCCTTCTTGAACTCGGTTGCCGGCGATCGGCGCTCTCCGGCGCGGAAACGTCCGTCACTCGGGGGCGACGTTACGCAGCATTGGACGCTCTCGGCCGGCAGCGTGGCGAGGATGGCGCGGCAGTCGCCGGGTAGGATGGTGACAGTCACGAGAACAGGTCCTTGGTGGTGGCCATCCGTCGGTGTATGTCTGCGACGTATTCGGCTTCCTGTTCGATAAGGATTGCCTTGAAGCCTTCGGGATACGGCCCCTTGCGGGCGTCCTGGATGAAATCGGGCTCCATCATCGGGTTCAGGTCCATCGTCCGGTCGTTGGGCCCTACCGCCCGCTTGGGGTAGGCGTAGAACCGCACCAGCCCCCCGCAGACGTGCAGCACCGGGTCGGCGATGTTGACCCCCAGGAGCAAGCGGGCGCGCTCCACAAATCCATTGGGGGAGCTGCCGTACAGCTTCTGGCCGCCCCGAAGGCGTGGACGGCCCATGATCCAGACGTCACACACGGGGCGGTACGTCATTCTGCTGGCTCCGGCGCGATGGATGAACGAATGTGCCGGGCGTAGTCCTCGGCCAGCATGCCGCGGGTCGCGTGCCCGGTGCAGCTCTGGTCGGCGCAGCGCTCGCGCCACATATACCCGCCGCACTCGTCGCAGCGGAGCGTTCGATCAGGTGGTGCAGTGTGAGGCATGGGAATCTCCGGTGGCCCATTCTACGTCGGTTGTGGTCAAACGCAAGGCGGGATTTTCCGCTCTGGGGACGTTTGGCAAAAGAGAGCGAGCACGATAGGGTGCGCGCGGAGGTACCAATGGACGAGATCATCAGCTACCCGTTGCAGTGGCCGGCAGGGGTGCCGCGGTCGGAGTTCCCCAAGCGCGGCGGCTATCGGGCCACATTCGAGCAGGCCGTCGACAACATCCACGCCGCGCTGGTGGAGCTGGTCGGCGAAGCGGTCGTCGCGACGCTTGTGGTGTCCAGCGACTTCCAGGGCGACGAGACGACGGACGATCCGGGCGTCGTGGCCTATTTCCAGATCGAGGGCTCCCTGCACTGCCTGCCCTGCGATCGGTGGTTCACGGTGGCGCAGAATGCCCAGGGCATCGCGCTGACCCTCAAGGCCATGCTGGACATCGGCAAGCACAGCAACCCCGAGATTGCGGCGCGCATGCTGCGCGTGTTGGCGGCAGCGGTGGAGCCGACGATGCGAACGTGGCGCGATGTCCTCGGGTTCCCCCCCTCCCTGCCGATCACGCCGGCGCTGCTGCGGCAGCGGTATGCTCAGCGGGCTTTCGAGTGCCATCCGGACCAGGGCGGCTCCAATGACGCCATGAGCGAGCTGAACACCGCCTACCAGACGGCCAAGGCGGAATTGAGCATCGCATGATCGCCCCGTTCTTCAAGCCGCCCAAGCCCGTCTCGGCGCCGGCGCACCTTGCCGCAGTGGCGGAAAACGGCTGCGTCGTGCCCGGCTGCGCCAGCCGCGGTCCGGTGCATGTGCATCATCTGCTGACCGCAGGCTTGAAGGCGATGAGCAGAAAGGCGTGCGATCGCAAAACGGTAGGTCTCTGCCTGGAGCACCATGAAGGCGCCGACGGGGTGCACGGATGGGGTGACGAGACGGCCTGGGCGCAAGCCCACGGCATCCCGGACCTGGAGGCATTGGCCGACTCGTTGGCAGCGGAATCGGAAGCGCTGGGCTTGTTTGCGACGGCGGCGCCGCGGAAGCGCCGGCCTTTCCGGAAAGGTGGACGATGACGCTGGTAGACCTGCGCGACGACGAAGAGCTGTCGCCCGGCGACTTGGCCGCCATCGAGGCCCGATCCAAATGGATTGAGTTCGCCCGGCATCCGGACCGCCGCGGTCGCCAGCTCCCCCCCGTCGACGCGGACTGGCACCTTTGGATGGCGCGCGCGGGGCGCGGGTGGGGGAAGCTTCTCGACATCGAGACCCCCATTCCGACACCCTCTGGCTGGACGACAATGGGAGAGTTGAAGCCCGGCGATCAGGTGTTCGACGAGGCCGGCAAGCCGTGCAATGTGATTTGGGCGTCCGGGCATCAGAGCCCACTCGTGGCGTATCGAGTGCGGTTTTCGGATGAGACCTACATCGACGCTTGCGCGGAGCATCAGTGGGTGACCTGGACGCACGCCGAGCGAAAAGCATTCTACCGGAGGTCGGCCGCAACGACGACCACGACATTTCCGGACAACTGGCCCCAGTGGCATCTTCCAGTGGGCCGCGACGGTCGGGTTGGCCCCGCAATCCGAACAACGCAACAAATCGCGGACACTTTGAAGCACAGTTCTCGGGGTGACCGGAATCACTGTATTCCTCAAACCGCCCCTCTTGATCTGCCGGATGTCGATCTCCCAATTCCGCCTTATACCTTTGGGCTTTGGTTGGGGGACGGCTCATCTTATGGTTCGGAAATTTATGCGCATGTCGATGATCAGACCCACTACATTGAACAAATAACGTCTGACGGATTTTCGGTTAAGAAATACGAAACTGACCCTCTGATGATGCGAGTTGGCGGGTTGAGGAGAATTTTGAGAACAGAGGGATTTCTTAGAAACAAGCATGTTCCTACAAGGTATTTGCGAGCGTCCGCAGCGCAAAGACTCGCTCTGTTGCAGGGAATGATGGACTCGGATGGTGGGGTGGATTGGGCGAACGCGGTATCATTCACGAACACCAACCGCGAACTCGTCGAAGGCGTCTACGAGTTGGTCGTGTCGCTGGGCATGAAAGCCACCAAAGACGATCGCATTCCGATGTGCAGCAACACTGGCGTAGCGGGCGCGCGAGCTTACCGGGTGGCGTTCACCCCGACGATGCCGGTGTTTCGGTTGGAGCGGAAGCGGCGCGTTTTGGTGTTCGACGGCAAGCAGGCGTTGCGACGGCATCACCGGATGATTGTGGCCGTTGAGCCGATTGCACCGATTGCCATGCAGTGCATCACCGTCGACAGCCCCAATTCGATGTATTTGGCCGGACGGCAGATGGTGCCGACGCACAACACTCTGACGTTGGCGCAGTGGCAGTGGTGGGAATGCTGGCGGGTGCCCAACATCATCGGCCACTGGGTCGCGCCCACCACAGGCGACGCCGTCGGCACCGGGTTCGAGGGGCATTCCGGGTTCCGGTCGATCATCCCTGCGGAGTGCTTGTGGGGCGGCTCGTGGGACAAGGCGTTCCGCGCCAGCAACCCGATCCTGCTCCGTTTGGCCAATGGCTCGGTGATCCGCGGGTTCGGCGCGGTCAAGGGTGGCGGCCGACTGCGCGGTCCCCAATGCCACAATATGTGCGGGGACGAGCTGCGCGAGTGGGACACGCCGGCCGGCAACTTGCAGCGAACGCTGGACAACGCGCTGTTCGGCCTGCGGCTTCCCTACCCGGACGGCACGCCGGCGCGGGGCATGCTCGCGACGACGCCGAAGCCGATCCCCTACATGAAGCAGCTGGAGAAGCGCCCGGGGGTGGTGGTGGTGACCGGCAGCACGCGCGAGAACGCGCGCAACCTGTCGGGCAGCCTCCAGATCACTCTGGGCGCGTTGAACGGCACTTTGATGGGGCGCCAAGAAATCGACGGCGTCTACATGGACGAGGAGAACGATCAGACCATCATCAAACGGTCGTGGATCAAGGTCTGGCCAGTAGGAACGCCTTTGCCGGAGTTCACTTACATCATTGAGAGCTACGATACCGCGTCGTCGGACGACAATTACGATTGGCGGTCGGGGGAAACCGACCCAAGTGCATGCTCAGTGTGGGGACTATTCAACACGCATCAATTCTTGTCGGAAAAGCAGCGCAAGGCCATGGGCATCGCCGGCCGTTATGGGGTGCTCCTGCTGGACTGCTGGCAGGAACGCCTGGGGTTGCCGGACCTGCTGGAGCGCGCGCGGCGCCAGCACAACAACCGCTGGGGCCCCAAGCCGGGTCGGCGATCCGATCTGGTCCTGGTCGAGGACAAGAACGTCGGGCCGGCGCTCCGGCAGTTCCTGTCCAAGTGGGGCGTGCCGGTATGGCCGATGGTGCCGCGGCGCGACAAGGCGCAGCGGCTGCATGCCACCGCGCCGATCGCCAAGCAGGGCATGATCTTCGTGCCGGAGAGCCAGCGGCCGGACCGCAAGGGCGAGCCGCGCGATTGGGTAGAACCGCTGCTGGACCAGATTTGCACCTATGTGGGCGCGGGCTCTGTCGAGCACGACGACCTGATGGACACGTTCTCGCAGGTCATCAACTACATGCGGGAGAAGGGGATGTTGGTCGCGGAGCCGGAGAAGCTGTACTCCGACATGGAGGACAAGCGCGCGGCGGAACGCAAGCGGGCGACCCAGGAACACGACCAGCAGCGTCGGCAATACATGGGCAACCCTTACGCGGCCTGACGGGGGTTGCGGAACGGACGAAGCGGTGGCAGGTTGACCGCGCGGCGCAATGTCCGCAAGCGACAAGGAGAACTGCGATGGGTGAGTTTCGCCCGACGATCTACAAGCTGGTGAACCGCGGTGCCGAATACACGCTGACGCAGATGGCTTTCCTGATGCGGATCGCGGAAATGAAGAAGCAGGACCAGCGCAGCTACGCGGCCCTGTGCGAGTTCCTCAAGGTCGGCAAGTCGACCGCGACGCGGGCGCTCCAGCGCCTGATGTCGGACGGCTTGGTCGAGCGCAAGCAGGACATGAAGGATCGGCGCACCTGCTGGTACGACGTCAGCGAGAAAGGCGGCGAGCTGGCCAAGCAGTTGACGACGGGCGCGCTGGCGGTTTCCGAATGAGCCGGCCCGCGATGCACGCCGTGACGAGCCGCAACATTGCCGCCATCGGCTATGAAGACGGCGCGCTCTACGTGCAGTTCAACGGCGCCGGCGGCAAGCCGGGAGCCACCTACAAGTACCCCGGTGTCGACAAGGCGATGTTCGACCAGATGAAGGCCGCCAAGTCCGCCGGGCAGTTTTTCCACGAGCACATCAAATCCCGCCAGTTCGAAAAGCTGGCTCACTGAGGAGACCCAAGATGGCCAAGAAAGTGTCGCCGGCCGCCCACGAGGGCAGCGCCGCGATGGAATCGTCCCGTGTCGAGCGCGTTGTGATTTCGCCGCCCAAGCTGCCGGTGGCGGAGTTCGCCCTGATGGGCACCGCGCCGCTGATGGTGTGCCGGTTTTCGGCCAAGGCGCTGACCAGCATTCGGGAAAAGCAGGAGATGGGCTCGACCTCGCGGAAGGGGGCGCAGCGCGCGGCCAAGAATTTCGACGCTGACTTCAACGGCGCGCGCCACGTCGCCCGCGAAGGCGGCTGGGACGGCGTTCATGCCGCGGCGTTCCGGGCGGCCATGATTTCGGCGTGCCGGCTGGTCGGCTACAAGATGACCCTGGCCAAGATGAGCCTGTTCGTCGAGCCGGACGGGTTCGACGTTGTCGATGGCGTGCCGCTGGTGCGCATCATCTCGCCGGCGCCCCCGGAAATGTCGGTCATGCACACTCGCAACGCGACAGGCGTCATGGATTTGCGGGCGCGGCCGCTCTGGCCCGCCTGGGGCATGCGGTTGCGGGTTAAGTTCGACGCGGATCAGTTCACCGTCGACGACGTCACGAATCTCCTGACCCGGGTCGGGGTGCAGGTTGGGATCGGCGAGGGGCGGCCTGATAGCCGCGCCTCGGCGGGAATGGGGTTCGGCACCTTCCGGTTGGCCGAGCCTGATGAGATCGAAGCGTGGGGGACGCCCCCCGCTTCGGTGACGCGCCGGAAGCGGTAGCACCGCAGGCGTGGCGGGGCGAGGCAACGAGCGGTGTTGACGAGCATGCAAAAGCGCGGCTTGGCAGGCAGGGCAAGGCGACACCGGCGCGGCCTGGAGGAGCAAGGCAACGAATGGCGAGGCATGGCTGGAGCCCCTAGGCTACGCCTCGCAACGATAGGCATCGCAACGCAGGCACGGAGCGGTCCCCTAGGCGGGACTTGGCAAGGCAACGCTGGCTACGCCCCGATGGGCGCCGCTAGGTGGCGCTTGGCAGCGCTGGATACGAGTGGCTCGGTGAGGCGACGCGACGCTACGATCGGCATGGCAGGCAATGCCTGACGAGGCAAACCCGCGCAACCACCCGCGAAGCAATGCTTGGCAGGCGGCGCACGGCTAGGCGCGGCTTCGTAAGCCGGCGTCCGGAATGGCATCGCGCAACAAGGCGGGGGGTGGGCAACCATCCCCCGTTTGTTTGAGGATCAAGATGGCAATCTATTTGAAAAAAACCGCCCGCGCCGAGCTTATCGCCATGCGCGAGGAAGCCAACGGGCAGCTGTCACCCGAGGACGTGATCGGGCGAGCAAAAAGCCAAAATTCGGCACTTCACGCTCACTTCATCTGGGATGACACGCAAGCCGCGCACGCTCACCGTGTCCACATCGCGACGATGCTGATCCAGCGGGTCATTGTCCGTCCCGTGCATCGCCCCCAGGAGACGATCACTCCGGTCAAGGTGACCGTGGCGCCGCCGGCGCTGCCGGCGCCCAAGCCCATCGTCAGCGACGACAGGCCGATCCCTCCGACCGGGCGCGAGTTCTTCTTTCGCGACCTGGAGGCGGTGCTGACGCGGTACGAGAATGCGCAGGAGCCGACGGTTCGAGACCTGTCCGAGCGCATCAAGATCATGTTGCGGGATCGGCGTGCCGAGTTGGCGCGGGCGGAGACGACCTCGGCCGCGCCAGCCAAGCGGCGGTGCCTGAGTTGCGGTAACGACTTCAATTCCAAGCACAAGGGCAATCGGATATGCGATCGCTGCACCGGGCGCGATAAGAAAGCCATCCCCCGCGACTAAAGCGTTGTTTGCTGCGCATGATCTGCGCTGCTAAGACATCCGCATCGGGGTAGCATCCCCTGCGGCGTTCATCGACGGTGGCCCTCATGTCTGATCATTTGCCGACGACTCCCGATGGTAAGCCGGCCGGGGTGCAGGTTGACGAGTACGTCGACCTGCCGACCGACGGCGACGACGATGAGATCGTTATCGACGATGCCGAGGATGGGGGCATCCTGGTCGACCTCGGTGCGGTGGTAGAGGAGATCGCGCACGACGCGGATTTCTACGCTAATCTGGCCGAGATCGTAGAGCCCGCGGTCCTGGCGTCGATCGTGTCCGACCTGCTGACCAAGGTTGCGGAGGACAAGACGGCGCGCGAGGAGCGGGCCGAGAAGTACGCGGAGGGTATCCGCCGGACCGGGCTCGGCGATGACGCGCCGGGCGGCGCTTCGTTCACCGGTGCATCGCGCGTCGTGCACCCGATGCTCACCGAGGCAGTGATCGACTACGAGGCGCGCATCATCCGCGAGCTGTTGCCGGTGGCCGGCCCGGTGCGCCCGATGATCATGGGCAAGCCGACCGCGGAAAAGACCGACCGGGCCCGGCGCAAGGTCGACTTCATGAACTACCAGATTCGCGTGCAGATCAAGGAAGCGCGCGCGGTCCTGGAGCAGACCCTGACGCAGGTTCCCCTCGGCGGCAGCCAGTTCATCCGGCAGGTGTGGAACCACCGGCTGATGCGGCCGACCTGGGAGTTCGCGCCGATCGACCGGGTGTTCATCCCGTTCTCCGCGGCGTCGTTTGACACCGCCACCCGCAAGACCTACTGGGAGACGGTACCGGAGGTGGAGTTCCGCCGGCGAGTGGAGCAGGGCCTGTACGTGTCCGCGCCGCGGGGTGGCGGCTCGCTGGCACCGGACCCGACCGACGCGGAATCGGCCAACGACAAGGTCGAAGGGCGGTCGGACCCCGGCGCGCTGATGGACGATCAGCGCGAGCTGTACGAAATCACCGTGCTGATGGAGGTGCCGCAGGCGCTGGTGGCGGCTCTGCCGGCAGATCAGCAGCACGAAAAAGAGGGCACCGTGTGCCCCTACATCATCACGGTGGACATCGGCACCAACACCGTCGTGGCGATGTATCGAGCATGGGATCAGACGGACCCGGCCCGCGAGGAAATTCCCCACCTCTTCGAGTGGCAGTTCATCCCATGGCGCGGCGCCCTGGGCATTGGCTTCCCGCACATCATCGGCGGTCTCTCGGGTGCGGCGACCGGCGCGTTGCGTGCTCTGCTAGACGCAGCGCACGTCAACAACACGGTCTCGGGCGTGGTGCTCAAGGGCTCCGGAATCGGCGGCCAGAACACGGTCAGCACTCCTGGGACGTGGATGGAGCTGGATAGCGGGGCCGAGGCGGATGACATCCGCAAGCGCGTGCTGCCGTTCCAGGTCAACCCGCCGTCGACGGTGCTGTTCCAGCTTCTCCAGTTCGTTGTCGAGCAGGCCCGCGGCGTGGTGCGCACCGCGCTGGAGGACACGCCGACCAGCGGGACAACGCCGGCGCCGGTGGGGACGCAGCTCTCCAAGGTCGAAGAAGCGCTCGTCGTCTTCACGGCGATCCATGGGCGCGCGCACGCGGCGCTCGATCGGATGCTCAAGGGCCTGCATCGGCTCAACGCCATGTACCTGCCGGACGAAATCCGGGTGGACGATCAGGGCAAGGAAATCCTGGTCCGGCGTGAGGACTTCATTGGCGAAGCCGACGTGCAGCCCACGTCGGACCCGACGATCTATTCCGACCAGCAGCGGTGGGCGCAGATCAACTACATCCAGGCGCGGGCGCAGGTCATGCCCCAGCTCTACAACCTGCGGGAGGTGGAACTGGCGGCGCTGCGGCTGATCAAGTGGGTGGACCCGGAGTCGATCCTGGCGCCGGCGCCGAAGCCGCACGAGCTGAATGCGGTCAACGAGGCGTTGGCGATGGTGCTTGGGCAGCCGGTGGCGGTGTTTCCCGAGCAGGATCATCTGGCGCACATCCAGGCGCACATGGACTTCGTGCGCAGCCCGGCCCTGGGAAGCAACCCGGTGCTGGCGCCGGCGGTGATCCCGGCCGCGGTGCGGCACATCGCGCAGCACATCGCGTACCTCTACGTCCAGAACATGGTGCAGACCGTCGAAGCGGCCACGCAGGCGGACCCGGCCACGCTGATAAGCAACGACCCTACTGTCAAACGGGCGTTCGACGAAGTGCTGGCGGCCGCGAGTCCGACGGTGGTGCAGAACATCGAGGCGACCCTGGCTCAGGCAATTCCGGTGCTCCAGAAGCTGGCGCAGATGGCGGCGCAGTTCTCGCCGAAGCCGCCGATGGACCCCGCGACGGCGGCTCTCCAGGCGGCCAGTGCCGAAACGCAGCGCAAGACGGCCGCGGATCAGGCCAAGGAAAAGTTGGACGCCGAGCGCAACCAGATCGCGGCCGAGGGCAACCAGATCAAGGCGGAAGGCCAGCAGATGGAGGCGGAGACCCGCGTCGCCACCGGGCACGCCAACAATGCGACGGCCCTGGAAATCGCGCAGCTCAAGATGGCCGAGGGCGAGAAGACGCAATTCTCGGACGGGACCAGTCTCGCCGGCTGACGCGATTGCTCGTGACGGCGTTCTGGCGATCGCGCTATAGGGGGCGCTCGACCAGGAGGTTGACCATGGACAAGAACGCCAGCTCGCATCTGCCGAAGGGAACCACGGTGACCGCGGATAAGGTCACGCTGAAAGGCCCGGTGCCGATGCACCATCTGACCAAGCTCGGGCATGGCGCGTCGGTCCTGAAGAACCCGTTCGGCAACGGCGCGGTCTCGACGACGTCGAAGATCGGCAACGGCGGCAAGGGCAACTACTGACTATTCGATGCGCTGGGCGGTTTTTTCCGCCCACGCGCGCAGGTCGCTCACCCGGTAGCGAACCGAGCGCCATCCGACCCGCGTGAACGGCGGGCCGGACCCCCTGTTGTTGCCGGCCGCCTTGTGCGCCAGCGTGGTGTAGTGCACCGGGCACCCGATCGAATGCAGGTAGATCGCGGCCTCCTTGCGGGACAGCCAATCGGTGTCGGCGTATGCGCGCTCGGCCATAGGCACCTTCTTTCATTGATGCCTTATAGTGTCATTATGCACGGTTCGCGCAAAGTGCGTCATTGATGAAATAGATGGCGATTGCTGCGATTGGCGTGGAGAGTGCTAGACGTGCAATTCGAACCGGTTCAATCATCCCGCCGATGGCGATTCCGGACATTTTCATCGCGCGGGTAGAGAAGCAGAAAGCAGACTTGATGCTTGCGCTTCGCCGCATCGGGGCGGCCGACCACATTGGGATGGTGGTCCTCAAATCAAAGCTCGATGGTCTCGACATGGCGTTGGATGAGTTCAAGCGCGCTTACCGAACCGATCTTCTGGAGGACAAATGAGCAGGGCCACGCGAGCGCAGCAGATTGCCGACGAGGCGGCCGAGCATTTCGCCCAGGCCAAACCGGGCCTCTTCATCCCTCGGGCTTTCAACGGGCTGGGCGGGTTGGTGTCCAATCATGTCGCCAAGCATGAGAGCGAAGAGGAGGCGTTCCCGCCGGTGAAGGCGGGGCTCGCGCCGACCGGCAGCCGCATCCTCGTCCAGCTTCGCGTTCCGATCGGCTCGACGGCGGGCGGCAATCTCCACATCGACAGCGAGACCCGCAAGACGGAGCTGGACAATACCCAGGTCGCCAAGGTCGTCGCCGTCGGCGACATGGCGTTCAAGCACCGCGCCACCGGCGCCGCGTGGCCGGAGGGCAGCTGGTGCCAGCCGGGCGACTACGTCCGGGTGCCGAAATACCAGGGCGATCGCTTCGTGCGGAAGTACGTCCGCAATCAGGTCGAGCACGACCCGGTCACGGACCGTCCGAAGACCACCCAGGTCGAGGACAACGTCGTGTTCATCCTCCTGCCGGACCTCGACGTCATCGCGCGGTACGACGACTGGCAGGCGGCCGTTGACGAAAGGGCGTTCCTGTGAGCGGTTACACCAGCATCGACGACGATCTCGCCGCCGCCGGCATCGGCCAGCCGGAGTCCGTCACGATCCCGCCCGAGGAACCGGACGAGGACTTCGACTATCAGGTCGTCGATGAGCCCCCCGACGGGGGCGCCCAGCTTCCGGACGACAACCTCGCCACCGAGCACCAGGACGACACTGCGGTCATCGCGTCGCCGCGGCAGGGCCTGACCCGTGCGCAGCGGCGCGCCCGCGCCCGCAACGCCCGCGACAGCAACATCGCCGAGAACCTCCTGCTGCGTCAGCGGCTGGCGCAGCTGGAAGCCCAGCTTAACGGCGTCGCGCCGCGCGTCGCCGAACTGGAGCACGATCGGGTTCGCTCCCGGCTGGACTCTTTCGATGCGCGGATCGCCGAGCAGCAGTCGCTGGTGGACCGTGCGACCACCGAGTTCAGCGAAGCGATGCTCTCCCAGGACTCCACGGCGATCGCCCGCGCGCTGGCCTCGCGCGATGCGGCGGTCGCCGAGATCGCCCGGCTTGGCGCCCATAAGCAGACGCTGGAAGCCGGGCTCGCCGATCTGTCCGCCAATGAGCCCCAGCGGCCGGCACCGCGGCAGCAGGCGCCCGTGCAGCAGCCGCAGGCGCCCCAGGGTCAGCCGCAGATGAGCGCCGAGGCGCAGGCGCAGATCAACCAGTTCATGGCCGAGAACCAGTGGGTGGCGACGGCCACGCCGGAGCAGAAGGTGGCGCTGGCGCGCCTGGATGCCGAGGTCACCGCCTCGGGACTGCGGCCGGAGAGCGACGAGTACTGGGACGCGCTGGAAACGCTGATGCGCGCCAGCCCGATCCTCGGCAAGATCGTCGGCGCCGCGCCGGCCGCCCCCCCGGCGCCGGC